GAAGAAACCGGCGCAGAATCCCAGGCCCAAATGACCGCCTTTGAAGACACCTGGCACTGGGACACCGAAACCGAGCGCATCTACACCGAACTGGTCACCGGCCAAAGCCGAACCCCCACCTCAGCCGTCGTGTCCGAAATGATCGCCGCCCTGCGCAGCTTCATCGGCCCCAACCAGATGATGGCCTACCTGGTGATGATGACCGTCCGCCTGGTGGAGCTTCACCGCGTCCTCAAACCCACTGGCTCGCTTTACCTGCACTGTGATCCCACCGCCAGCCACTATTTGAAGGTTGTGCTGGATACTATTTTCGGCGTCCAAAATTTCAGGAATGAAATTGTCTGGAAAAGAACGAGCGCTCATAGTTCTGCAAAAAAATACGGCTCTGTTCACGACATACTGTTTTTCTACACGAAGTCGGATAGTTTTACTTGGAATCCCCAATATGCACCATATGAAAATGAATATATAGAGACCTTCTTTGATTCTGTTGACGAAAATGGAAAACGCTACAAGAGAGCAGACTTAACAGGAGCAGGGATAAGCAAGGGACCTAGCGGAAATATTTGGAAGGGTATTGATGTCACCGCAAAAGGACGACATTGGATGTATGTTCCAGACACACTAAACGAACTAGATAAGCAAGGAAAAATACACTGGCCTCAAAAAGAAGGTGGCGTTCCCAGATTAAAGCAATACCCTGAAGATATGCCCGGTGTCCCACTGCAAGATGTGTGGAATAATATTTCACCGATACACAATCTTGCCTCTGAGCGCCTCGGCTACCCCACCCAAAAACCCCAGGAACTTCTCGAGCGCATCATCCAGGCTTCTTCCAACCCCGGGGACGTTGTCCTTGACCCCTTCTGCGGCTGCGGCACCGCTGTGGCCGCCGCCCAGGCCCTCGGCCGCCAATGGATCGGCATCGACATCACCCACCTGGCCGTGGCCCTCATCAAATACCGCATCCTCGACGCCTTCCCGGATGCCAAATTCGACATCATCGGCGAACCCGGAACCCTCTCGGCTGCGCGTCAACTGGCCAATGATGATCGTCACCAGTTTGAATGGTGGGCGCTTTCCCTCGTCCAGGCCCGGCCCTCCGGCGGCGAATCGGGATCCAGACAAGGCAAGAAAGGCGCCGACCGCGGCGTGGATGGCATCATCAGCATCATCGACGACAACACCCACCAGCCCAAAAAAGTCATCGTCCAGGTCAAATCCGGCCACGTCAGCTCAGCCCAGATCCGGGACCTCGTTGGCACCATCGAAAGAGAAAAAGCCGTCATCGGCGTCTTCATCACCCTCGAAGAACCCACCAGCGCCATGACCAAAGAAGCAGCCACCGCCGGCTTCTACGAATCCATCGCCTGGGGCAAACAATACCCCCGCATCCAAATCCTCACCATCGAACAACTGCTCCAGGGCGCAGAGATCCAAATGCCCCCGCAGCATGGCACCTTCAAACAAGCCCCCCGGCAGAAGAAGTCCGGTCCCGAGCAGCCGAGTCTGCTGGAGTAGTTGAGATAACCAAGAAGAATGCAATGGAGAAAATGATGCCCCCTATGGTAAAACAGATAGCTGACCATATTCTTTATTTTAACAATGCATACTCTGAAGAAGTAAAAGAAAAAGCTAATTTAATATTCTGTGAAGTATGGGAAAAAATTCCTGCAGATGATCGTGAAAAACTTGAGACGTTCTTAGAATATATATTGGTTAAGCCTGTTAATGACTCATTCAATTATAATACTGCGGCTATTACACACAAATCAACGACACAACCTTGGTGTAAAAGTTGGATAATGTGGTATCCGTTCTGCAATGATCTGAAGAAAGAAAGCATAGCATTCTTATTGGCTCATGAATTGGCCCATGTGTTTTTTCAACACCCACAAAACAAAACCAACAAAGAAGAAGCGGAATATGAAGCTAATAACTATGTTTTATCTAAATGGAAAATCAAACCCTCAATAGACGACAAGCAAAATGGATTTTCTAACCTTGACTATTAAAAGTGTCTATTGATGTCAAATAGAATGTGATTTTTCCTAATGATCACTTGATAAAATACTTGCTTTGGAGGGAATTTCATGGTGGCTTCAGAAGAAACATTATGGCCTATTCCACGACATACTTTGGCAAAACACCATATATTGCGTCGTTATTTGGGAGCTTGGTTTGGCATAATGGGATGTACCCAAGGGAGGATAGTATACCTAGATGGGTTTTGTGGTCCTGGGCGTTACGCAGAAGGGGAAGAGGGATCGCCAATTCTTGCGCTAAATTTAGCTCTAAATCACCGAGCTTTTCCAAATTTCAGGGAAATTACATTCTTGTTCATTGAAAAAGATGAGGCTCGGATTGAATACCTGAAACAGGAAATTAGTCAACTTCGGCCACCATCAAAATTTCATGTTTCTGTCCATCATAATCAGTTTGAAGGCACGCTAACCGGTATCCTGGATGACTTGCAGTCCAAAGGCTCACAAATGGCACCTACTTTTGCTTTCATTGATCCCTTTGGATTCAAGGGTGCTCCTTATAAGCTAACTGAGAGGTTATTAGGGAATTCAAAAACAGAAGTCTTTATCAATATTATGGTTGATTCTGTTAACAGGTGGCTCGAGCACCCAAATGAAGCAACAAAACAGCATATTGTTGATCTATTCGGGACAGAAGAGGTACTAGATATTATTGATAGTGATGGTGATCGTGTCACAGAATTGAGAAAATTGTATCAAAGGCAGCTAGAAAAAATTGCAGATTATGTTCGCTATTTTGAAATGCGCGATGAATACGGTCGCACGATTTATTTTCTGTTTTTTGCATCCAACAATCCCTTGGGGCATGTAAAAATGAAAGAGGCTTTTTGGTCTGTTGATAGAGAATCAGGATATCAATTCTCAGATGCTACAAATCCAGATCAGTTGGTCCTCTTTGAATTAGATCCATCTTTAAATCTTGCAAATGAGTTAATAGGAAAATACGCAGGCAAAACGTGTTATACAGAAAGCATACGAAGATATATTGAAGATGAAACTCCATATGTTGCCACTCATATGAAAAGAGCGTTGTGTCATTTAGAGTTTCAAAGAAAAATTACTCCAGATCCATTAAAGATAGATGGAAAGAAGAGAAGAAAAGGTTCTTTTCCAGATGGTGTTATAGTTAGATTTAGTTAGTTGCCAGAACAGAACAAATGTACTATAATGAATCAAAAAGTATATTGGAGACACAGAAATGGCTTCATCCAAAATTGAATGGACCAATTCATCTTGGAATCCATTAACGGGGTGTACAAAGATAAGTCCTGGATGTCAGAATTGTTACGCTGAGCGTATGGCAAAGCGGTTGAAGGCGATGGGAAACCCAAACTATGAAAATGGGTTCGACCTCACCCTCCATGAAAAATCATTAGATATTCCCTTGGGTTGGAAAACACCTCAATTCATTTTTGTCAATTCAATGAGTGATCTTTTCCACGAGGATGTTCCCCTTGAATTTGTCAAGCGTGTTTTTGACACCATGCGTCGGGCAGATTGGCATATATTTCAAGTTTTAACCAAACGATCCGAGCGCATGTTGGAAATGAACGAGGAAATTGAATGGCCAACAAATGTCTGGATGGGGGTTAGTATAGAGACAGAGCAATACACCTATAGAATTGATCATTTAAGACAAACTGATGCAAATATAAAATTCTTATCTCTTGAGCCTCTTCTTGGCCCTATCGTTAATTTAGAACTAAAAGGAGTTGATTGGGTTATTGTAGGGGGGGAATCAGGGCCGTATTCTCGTCCAATTAAAGAAAGCTGGGTAATTGAAATCAAGAATCAATGCATTGATAATTCAGTCCCGTTTTTTTTCAAACAATGGGGTGGAACAAACAAGAAAAAGGCAGGCAGGCTTCTGGAAGGAAAAACTTGGAACAATATGCCGAAATCAATGCCTTGCATGAGTTTGTAATCTGTTTTCTCAATTTTCGAATCGCAATCGCTTTATTAGACATCACAGAAAATAAGCTACGGTATCTTTTACTTCCCGTACAATTAAAGAATGCCAACCAACACCTATTACGCCGCCTACCTCCGCGACTCCGGTGGAGAAGAGCAAGAACCCATCAACCTTAAACCACTTTGATGCCTGCCATCTTGTACAATATTGAAAGGAAACCCAGCCAACAAAAGATAACCATCGAAAGGGACACCCCATCCCATGCTGCCATCCCCGCCCGATCCCTTGCCCGCCGAAGAGATCTTCCAACACGAAAAACCCGGCATCCGCCACTACCTCATCCTCAAAACCCTTCCCACCCTCCCCAGGCAAGTGCCTAGCCGGCCCTATATCGACGAAATGGACCGCATCCTCAGCGGCCTCTACCACATCCAGCTCCAGGCCGCCGCCCTCGAAACCCGCCGCGAGCACCACCAGGCCGCCCAACTCTACAACCAGCTCGTTGCCGCCGCCTTCGACGACCCCCACGCCTACTTCCGTCTCTGCAGATACTACCAAAACCAGAACAACCCGTCCGAAGTCGCCCGCGTCTGTCAGGCCTACATCCACATGACCCAAACCCTCAACAGCCTCGGCTACCGCCAGCCCTACCGCGACGAACTCGCCCAAACCTTTCAGGAGATCATGCAAAGCCATGAACCTGCATATCCGTAAACCCTCACCAAATATGCTTCACCCCTCGCAGATTCCCGTACAATAGAATCATGCCAACCAACACCCTTTACGCCGCCTACCTCCGCGACTCCGGTGGAGAAGAGCAGGAACTCTCCATCGAACAGCAGGAAAAAGAGATCCGCGCCTGGTGCATTCAAAAAGGCTACATCCTCACCGCCGTCTTCAAGGATGAAGCCCGCCCGGGATCCTCAACCGTCGCCCGCGAAGCCTTCCAGGCCATGATGCACCACTTCCGCTCAGGCGCAGCCCAGGAGCAAGGCATCATCATCTGGAAGTTCTCCCGCTTCGCCCGCGACATCGACGACGCCCAATTCTACAAAGCCGACCTCCGCCGCCGCGGCTATCAGATCCTCAGCATGAAAGACTCCGTGCCGGACGGCCTCGACGGCCGTTTCTTTGAAGCCGCCATCGACTGGATGAACGCCCGCTTCCTGGACGACCTCTCCACCGACGTCAAACGCGGCCTGCGTCACCTGGTCAGCGAATACGGCGGCGTCCCCGGCACCCCGCCCCGCGGCTTCATGCGTGAACCCATCCAGATCGGCGCGCACCGCGATGGCAAACCTCACATTGTCCACAAATGGGTACCCGATCCAGAAACCTGGGACCGTGCCTGCCTTGCCTGGCAAATGCGGGAAAAAGGCGCATCCTACACGGATATCCGCATTGCCACCGGGAATCTGTACACCACCAACAGCGGCATCAAACACTTCTTTCAAAACAGGATCTACCGCGGCGAACTTCACTATGGCGACCAGATCATCACCGACTACGTCAAACCAATGGTCTCCGAAGAAACCTTCCAGACCGTGCAAAACCTGAATACTGCCCGCAGCCTGAAAAAAGGCGCCAAAGACATGAATCACCCCCGCCGGATCGCATCCAACTACATCCTGTCGGGCATGGTGCGTTGTGCCCAATGCGGCGCCCTGATGAATGGCGAAACGATCAAAAATAAAAAGAAAAACCACACCGCCCACTACTACGCCTGCTCAAACATGAAACTCAAACGTGGCTGCAGAGCCCCCGTCATCCCCCGCCGCACACTGGAAAAAGTCGTCCTCGATGAATTGACCGGATACCTCAGCGACCCCCAAAACATCAAAAACATCCAGGAAGAATACACCGACCGCAAATCAACAGAGAATGTGGAAATCGAAGAAGCGAAACGCAAACTGACCATAGAGCTGGGCACAGTCAAAGCCGGCATCACCCGAATCATAGACGCCATCACAGACCACGGGCATAATCAAGCCATGCTCGAAAAGCTCACCAGCCTGGAACAGCGCAAAACCGAACTACTCACCCAGCAAGCCCACCTCAACAGCGTACCAACCACCCCGGAAAACGAACTCGCCGACGTAGCTGCCAGAATAACAAAAGCGCTCCGAGCCGCAGAAATCGACTCAAAGCGCACAGTCCTTCGTGGTCTCGTAGACCACATCATCGCCGAACGGGTGAACAAAAACGTCCAGGGAATGATCAGCTTTTGCATGCCCCCCAAGTTTACGCCTATACACCAGAGCCACCGAAGGGGGCCTAATAATAACCTAATCACTCTCAATTTTAGTACTGCCCCGGATTTGTCCCAAACAGGAGATGAATCTCCCTGAAACGCACAAAAAAGCGCCCTGGCAATTGACCAGAGCGCCTTAATTTTAAATCACCCATCCCCCTTCGGCACACTCCCCTTCACCGCTTCCCGCCTGGCCTGCAGCTCCTGCGACCTCTCCGCCCGCCCCTCGACCAGCAGCTCCCACATGGCCGCCACCATCGCCTCCACCGTGCAGCCGGCGTCCAGATAAGCCTCCCGGCGCTCAGCCACATATGCCGGCTCTGGCTCGGTCACGCAGTCGGACAGATTGACCTTGCCCAATTCCTCCGGGTAATACAGTCGATCCCCAATGATGTAAAAATCGCCAGCCAGAGTATTCAACCCTGTTTTTTTGGCAAATTTTCCACCATCAAAATGCTTAGGCACAGGCACGCTTTTCATGTTCTCTTCCCGGAATTTTGCGATCATAGCGTCTCCTCTTTACCAGCTCGGAATTTCTGTGATGGACAGATATGGCCTTGCTGTGTTTGCGTCTGTGACGTATGCTTTCACATCAGCTGCGGCATTATGAAAATATCGGCAAGACACATAGTCACCCGAAACCAGTGGCAGTGCCGTGTAGATGCCTTTTGATAGGGCTGCGCCAGCAGATGATTTTTCATCTGCGTTCTTTGAAACGCCATTGACATCCAATAGCACGTAGTTTCTGGCTGCCGTGTGCGCATAATATCGCAACCCCATCTCACTCATATATACGTTGGTGCGCAAACAGTTGATCCGGTTATTCGCAACCTGCGCCATGCCGAACGGGTCATTTACGGCTGTATTCAGCGTCAATGCCGTGACTGTATTTCTGACAAGATCAGGATCTGCGCCTGCCTGCCAGTCGATCTTGCAGGTAAATGGGATCGTCAATCCGGCAATCTTGTACCACGCCCATCCGGTACACAGCAGAATGGCAGATTCCTCGGCGTGCAAAACTCTAGTTAGCGTCCCATTAATTGACGCCCCTCCGCTTCTAGTCAACGTATACAATTTGCTTGCTGCTGAATAAAGCCCAACCCGAAAGCCAATGATCTTGCCTGCATTCCCTGTCACGTCAGGCAGGAAAATAGGGTAATTTTCAGTCAATCCTGAAATCACGTGCATCTTGCCGAACGCTGCGCTTGTAAGTGTTGTTTCTGCCGATATGCTCACCTCCGCATTCACGAGATTTGAAAGCAGATCGCCACCACCTCCACCGGCAGGAGTGATCCATTTTACGCCAAGTGGCTCGCTGCTGTCTGCCGCAAGCACATTCCCATTTGCGCCAACTGCAATTCGTGCGTTTTCTGTGCCATATCCCCAAATATCACCTTTAGTTGTTAAAGGACTCGCCCCCCCGCCCCCTCCACCGGAAAGCCCGGCCCATGCCAGACCGTCCGAAACAAATAACTTTGTCTCACCCTGGCCAACAGTGTCCACCGCCGTCGCCCCGTCGTACACGGTCAGCGTCTCGTCTGCGTCCGCCCGGTTGCTGATCACAAACGGGTGATTTGTGCTGGCCGGCGTTGGCAGCGGCACATCCCTGGCCGCCCCGCCCGGATCAAGGTACTGGATCACCGCATCCGCATCTGTCAGTGACCGGTCAGCCGATAGTACCTCCGTGTTGGCCGGGATCGGGGACTGTTTGAGCAGCTCGCTGACAAGATCAATCCGCACTCTCCTGGTGATCTTCTTCGTAGTACCGTGCCGGTTGATCACAAAATAATCCGTCAGTTTCGGATCGGTGATTTCTGGAAGGTTAGAGATCAGGATTCCTTCAGGGTCTGTCATCATAATTTCTCCTAAACAACAAGAACAACCATCCCCAGGCCGGCTACATTTGAATTAGGTGTCCCTTGTCTTGCTACAGCAAACACAGATTTAACGCCAGTTGTGGGGATTACTCTAAATGCTACGCCGGAAATAGGAAGATAGCCTGAAGTAACAGCCGTGATTGACAGCCATATTCTCATACCAATTCCATCCATAGACACGTCAATATTCGTCTGTCCTCCTGAGCCTGTAGGTTGTTGAACTCCGCCGCCTAAAAACGCAATAATCACAGAATTGGCACGCTTGATTGTTACATCCAGCGATAATCCGGGAATGGTCTGATCACTGGCGGTCAATGTAATTCCCGGGCCTGGCGTCTGTGTCGCTGTATATACGTCAATTGCGCCGACCCATTTAAGTTTAGTTGGCTCGCCCAAATCAGATCCCAACAGAAGCCCGCTTGCCAGTGGCGCCGCCAGCGCCGCAATCTCGTTCAGTCCAATCCCCACCGGGATCTGCCCCGCCGCTGTGACCTTCGCCGGCGCGCTTTCATTCACCGCCGCCGCCAGCGCGTTGATGTCGCTGCTCGAAATGGGACCACCAGCCTGCCGGCTGATATTTACCGGAAATCCGTTTGCCATGCTGCCTCCTAGATCGCGTACCCTTTGGCCGCGTCGTCATAAACGTCTATGTCATACCGTGCCCAGTTCACCGCCATGTCCGATGTCCGCATCACGTACCACCGAAAATGGACCACATCCGTCTGGTGCGCCCACTCGCACCCGTTGATGATGAAATCGTGCCAGATGCCCGTCACCGCTTCCTGCAATCCCACCCGGTCTCCCGGTTCCTTTTCCAGGAACGCCATCATGTGCTTGTCGCTGATATTGGCCACCAGGTCAACCCATTGCAAACCACCCACCGCCCGCCCATATTCGCCCAGATAATACTCGCTGAACACCTTCGCCTTGATCGGGTCCACCTGATACGGCATGTCCAGCTCCAGCGTCTCCGCCCCAAATTCCACCGTCACATCCTCGGCCACAAAGCTCACTGTGTCATAGGCATATAAACCGTATCCTCGCGCTTGATACGCTATCACCCAGCCGCCTGATGACCGATTATTGGTAAACGTTACATACACTTCGCTTGAACCATAAACCGGCGTTACACCGAGATCATCTGACAGGTTAGTGCCATTTCCGCCTTTTAGTGCGTTGAATGAATAATCCACATCCTTTTCAGGCGGCTGCATATCAAACCCCGCCACGTTCAGCGCCTTGTTGTTTGGGTCCCGATACGGGATCTGCACCGTCACGCTTGCCCCGGCCGCCAGAAAGATCGGCGATTGCAGCCTGGCCAGCACCTGCACCTCTATGTCCGCATACCGTGGATACACCCGCCCATGCACCCGGTTATAGACCTGCCCGCCAAACTCTGGCTGCAAATCCCCGATACACTCAAAATCCGCTTCATACGTGTCGTCGATCACCAGCCGCTGCCCGTCCTCCGTCAACAGAAAGCTCCCGTCCTCCGCGCACAGGCTGCGCGCATACGCCCGCGACCGTTGTAGCTCCGTTTTTTCCTTCAAAAACCGGCTGAAGCGATTCTCAAAAACCAGCGTTTCCCCGTGCGTCTGGTCCCGTTTGACATACAGATACCCCGGCTCGCTCGCCACCAGTTTGGCCGCTTCGCTCATCAGCACCGTGCCCGCTTTGGCTTTGTCAAACACCGTCTCAAACGCGTCCTGCCCGCTGGCGAATTCCGTGTTTTGCGGTTGCAGCGGCAGCGGCATATCCCCGATCAGCATCCGCAGCGCCTGGTCAGCCCGCAGGCCGGTCTGCACCTCCCGCCCCCGGATCTCATAACTCGCCGCATATTCCATCCAGTCCCGCACTTCCACCCCCGTGCGCCGCCCGTCCCACAATCCGGCTTCCGCCCGGATCCCGTTTTTCGGCACCCGTCCCAGGAATTTATAGTACGTCTTCCCTTCATACGTGAACCGCGCCCGCACCCGCATCCCGCCCGCAAACCCTTCCCGGCAGGTATACGTCCCCGGCGAATAATACCCAAGCGTCCCCGCCGAGTTGCTGTGCGAGTTGTTGAGTTCAAAGAACAGTTGCCCCGTTCCCGCCATCCGCTGGTTCGGGTCGTTGCCTTTGATCCCGTAACTCGCCTTCGCCTCCGAATCGATCACGTCCTCCGTGATCTCCACCCACACATCCGGCGCCAGTTCCGCATCCAGTGCAAAAGCCGCGTCCACCCTGCTCATCGCGTCAGCCCCAGCACCGCATCCCGAAATGCCAGCGGCAGTTGCATGCCCAGCATGTCGATCTTCTTCTCCAGCGCAGACGTGTCAAGCTGTGTCCGTGTCTCGCCCCCGGTCACAAATCCTGTCACCCCTGGCACCTCCGGCAGCAATTCCAGCCGCGCCGAAAACTGTGGCAGCGTCCGCCCCGAAAGGTCCTTCATCGCTCCCTGGATGCCCCGCAGCCCGGTCTCAAACGGCGTCGGGCTCCCCGGCTTGAACACTTTCGAAACGTCCAGATTCTTCAGCGCCGTGGTCAATTTCTGTATCCACCCCAGCACCTTCTCAGTCACTTTCCAGATTTCATCGAACGCTGGCTTCAGTTTCGTGCCCAGCCAGTCCGCCACCGTTTTGATCACCGGCAGGATTTTGTCGTTGAACCACTCATACAAACGCATGATCGTCGGGATGAAGATGTCCTTGATCATCTGCACATACACCCGGAACACCACCCCCAGCACCGCTCCCACAAATTCCGCGATCGTCTTCAGTACCGGGAACACCTTCTTGCTCAGATACTCCCACACCGCGCTCAGCGCGGGCAGCAGTTGGTTATCCCAAATGTCTTTCAGTTTGGCAATCGCCGCCGGCACGTGCTCTTTCAGCCACGCTGCCAATTCAGTGAACGCCGGCTTGGCCTTGTTCTCCCAGAACTCCGTCAGCGCCGTGCGGATCCCCAGGAAATCGTTCTCCCAGGCCGCCCGCAGCGCCGCCACCACCGCCACCACCGCCAGGAACGTCCCGATCACCGGCGCCACCGCCGCAATCATGCTCCCGATCGCCGGGATCACCAGCGTTGCGATCGCCACCCCCACCCCGGCCAGCACATCGCTCAGTTGCACATTATCCATGATGAACTCAGCCACCGGCTGCAAAACCTCCCACAGCCTGGCCCCGAATTCCTGCAACTGCATCACGAACGACATGATATTGGTTGCCACTTCCGGCGGAAAAAGTTCGCCGATCAGCGATGCAAACGCGCTCATTGGCGATTCTCCATTTGCCAGGCTCAGCACGAAACCACCAACCACGCTTGCAATGTCAGCCACGACTGGCGCAATTTTTTCAATTGCCCCGACCAGTACCGGCGTGTATTTCTCGGCCAGTTCGCCAAACACACCCAGCACCGAGTTCAGCACCGGCAGGAACGCCATCCCGATCTGGTCTTTTGTGTTCTGGAAGGTCGCCTTCATCTGCGCCAGTTTGGCCGCCGCGTTCTGCGTGGCGTCCGGCATGGCTGCCGTATTGGCCGCCAGCTTCTCCAGCGAGACGCTCATCATCCCCGCCTGCACCTGGGCCTTGTCCAGCGCGCTTTCCTCCACCCCGAACATCTCCGCCGCCCGCGCCGTGGCCTCTGCCAGGCTCACCTGGATCTGTAAGTTGTCCAGGATATTCGGGCTCAGCCGGCCCACGCCGGTCACCAGGCTGTCCAGCAGGTAGCCCATATCCTCGCCCGTCGCCGCCGAAACCTTGCCCATATATTTCATCGCGTCCGGCAGTTGTTTGGCAAAATCCAGAGACACCAAACTCGCCGCCTTGTTGAAGCTCTGCATCAGGTCCCGGTTGGCAACCATCCCCGCGCTGCCCTCTTGCAGCGCCTTCAGCATTGCCTTGCCGCCCACGCCTGCGCTGTCAGCCAGCCCGTCGAACGCGTCTGCGATCCCCTGCACCGGCGCTGAGTCGATCGTTGCCTTCGTCAGCACTGCCGCAACGCCGGCGATTGCTCCCCCTGCAACCCCGATGCCAGAAAGCGCAACCCCGCCAACCGTCTGCAGGTTGCCAACGATCTTGTCGATTGACGCACCGATCTTGCTGCGCGCCTTCGCCAGATCGCCGTCCAGTTTGTCCATTGTTGCCCGAATGGGGACGTGCGCCTCGCCTAATTGCGAACTGGTAGCCATTTCTTAGCCTTCTCTTTCATCTCGCCAAACTCGCGTCGCCGTTTCTCCAACTCCTCACCGCTCAGCGCCTTTGCCTTCGGGTTGGCAAGCAGCTTCTGCAGCGGCGGAATATTTTTTGCCCGGCTCAAAACTGCCACATGCCACGCCAGCCAGGCCCGCCCGCGTTGTTCCTGGTCAAACCGCCAGGCTGCCGCCTCGATCACTGCCGCGGTTTCCCGCGGTGTCATTCCCCAAAATGCCTGCACCGATACGCCGCATTTCAACACCTCCACCATGAGCTTCTCAAAATCATACGGCTCATGGTGTTCTATGCGTTTGGGTCCGCTTCCTCGTCGCTCTCGCCGTCGCCGTTGCTCAGCACCCTGGCCACTGCCAGCATCACCGCCTCGCAGATCTCGCCAAAGCTCAATTCGTCCATCACCGCGTACGCATCGTTCAGCGTCACCGGGTGCCCGCTCTGGTGGGCATCCCTGCGGGCAGCTTCCATCCCTGCCCGCAGCACATGCGCCACGTCCGTCACACCGCTCGTTCCGTCTGCAAAACCCTGGGCAATGGCGATGATCGGCCGCTTCAACTGCCCTTCCACCTCGGCCAGCGCCCGGTTGGTGAACAAAACCCGCACCTCACGCTCGCCTGCTGTGATGATCGCTTCCTGTCCAGCCATCAGCTGCCAACCTCCACCCACTCGCCGTCCACAGTCAGCGAAATGCTGATCGTTGCTTCCTCCTGGTCCGGCATGTCCTCGCTCATGCTCGTGATCAACGCATTGGCTGTTTCCAGCGTCACGCCCATTTCTTCACGCGCCACCAGGATCAAATCACCATTCCGGTTGGCGTTTCTCAACGCCTGGTAAGCCTCATCGCTCGGCACATACAGCGCATCCAGGCTGATCGTCGCCCCATACCGCCCCGCGATCACCCGCTTTGCCCGCCGCGGTTTGCACGAAACGTCAATCTCCGCTGTCGTTTCTTCAAATTTCACGTCCCGCTGGCAGCCGACCAGCTCATAAGCCGGCACCGCTTCGCTGCCTGTGTTCACCATCAACATCACATTACTGCCGTTCATCTAAACCTCCTCGATTCTCATGATTACCGTTACGATCCGACCCTGCGCGTTTTCCTCATTCGCCGTGATCGGTCCTTCCACACTCGCCAACACCCATGTATGCCCGGCGATCGTCAGCCGTTGCCGGTGCAGCAGCGCCCGTACCCGTTCTGCAATCTGCTCCACCGTCTGGTCGCTTCCGCTAGGCGGTGCATAACAGCGCACGTCCCTGCGGATCGACCTGCCCCGTGACGTTTTGGTGTCCGCCGGGCTTTGTGTCACCTCGCCCGCCGTCACAATGCACGGCAGCGCCGAGTCCCCTGGCCGCGGGTCGCTGGTGAAGATCGCCGGCGCACCCTGATACCTGCTCAGCATCCCGCACAGCGCCGCATCCCCTGCCAGTTTGTTATAGATCGCCTGTGTGATCACGCTCATCCGCTTTTCTACTCCTCGCCTGTCAGCAAGTTCACGATCTCGCGCGCGTTTCCAAACACCGCCGGCCGCAGGTAAGGGTGCGCCGGGGCGCTTTCGCTCCCGGTTTCGATAAAAAATCCGTGGTGCCCCGCCCCGCTGCCTCGCGGCCCAACCCTCATTCCCACCGAGATCACGATTTCCTTTTCCGACTTCTCCACCACGTGGGTCAGCAGATACTTCGACAGATAATGCCGGTAATTCTTGTCCCTCGCCGTGTCCGGATCTGTGATCGCATCCAGCCGCTGGCGTGCCTCCGTCTCCACGAACACACCCACCAGTTCGGCATTCGCTTCAAGTTGATCCAGCGCCATCTTTTTCACCACCGCCGGTTTCCATTCAACGATCGTCATGATCCGAAATCCTCCGTCACTTCCCGCTGCCGCGCCATCAGGTCAACCTCATAGTGCTCACCCGCCAGCGATGGCTCTCGTGCCGCCATCACCTCAGCCAGAAAATCGCCGCTCTCCACCAGATCGCCCCGGGCAATGTCCGTCCCTGCTTCCACATACAGCACGTGGCTCAGTTCCCGCTCCTCAGCCTGCGCCGTTTCGCGCTCAATGCTGCTGGCCGGTCGTGCCCGTCCGCTCACCCTGCCCAGCTCCGCCCACGAGATCACCCAGCCCCCCTGGCCGTCCGGGATCCGGTTGCGCCGCGAGATGGTGAACATCCGGTTCAGCAGAGACAAAAACGCCCGGCTCGTCATCCTGCACCTGTGTACCGGTAACGGTTGAGCATGTCTTTTTCGCTCAGCAGCAGCATCCGGGACGCTGAAACGCCCATCAGTCCCTGGTCCGCCCCGCCCCCCTGCTCGCTCGAAAAGCCCACCGAGAAATCGCCCAGTTGTTTCTGGGAAACACCCAGCAGCCCACCGCTCTCCGCACTCCGCAGGCCGGCCTGGAACATGCGGGCCGCGGCCCGTGTTGCCACTGCCACGATGTCGTCCGGGATCGGGTCATACCCGTGGCTGTACACCACCTGGATATGCTGGATGCCCTCCGCCCACGGCCGCCCGATCCGGTGCAGGATCCCGTACTGCCCCAGCTTGTAATCCCTGCCCGCGGTCAGCATCTCGTCATTCTCGGTCACCGCATCCACCGCCAGCGCCGGCAGCTCCGGCAAAAACAGCCGCCCGCCGCCCGCGCAATCCAGCCTGATCACATCCTCCGCCACCAGCTCGATCAGTTGCCGGCAATAATTCTGGATCGCCGCCTTCGCTTCCTTGATCGCCCGCTGGCAGCTCGCCACCTCGGCCGCTTCCGTGATCTCGATTTGCAGCAGATTCTGGACATCCTCAATCGTGCAGAAATCGCTCATTTCACCCGCCGAAATACGCCTCGATCGCCTGCCGCACTTTGCCCGGCAGGAAATCCAGTTCGCTCTCCATTAACTGATCAAACGTGTAGATGCCCCGCTCGTGCAGCGCCTCCACCGTTGATTTTCCGACGCCGGAAATCACCCGGAAATCATCCTGCACCGGCTCCACCGCCTGTGGACCCTTGTCCGCTGCCGGCTGGCGCATTTTGTTTTCCGCCTGCGGCCTGGCTTTTGCCGGTAAATACCCTTTGGCGATCGCGTCTGCTTCATACATCTTCACCCAGCGCCGCGCCCCAATCTGCACTTTAACCAATGGACCCTTCATGTCTCCGCCTCCTGTTTCTATTCTCAAATGCCTCTCGCACCTTCTCTTCATCGCCGAAGTAGCATTTTGCCCACCGGCCCGGTTCCACTTCAACCTGCACCAGCTCCCGCCCGGCAAAATCCTCAGCCCGGTGGCTCATCTGCCGCCTGCCTTCCGTCCGCGCATGCCCGGTGCCAAACCAGTGATGCAGCAGCACCGCCTCACGCCTGTCCCGGCAGTTCCACGTATACGGCACCGTCTGGAAAACCGCCTCACTCCGTAGCAGCGCCCGCAAAAGCGCCACCTGCTCGTCCCAGTTCTGGAAGCGCAGCCACTCCTCGCCCCACAGCTCAAACGCCCTGTCGGTGCGTTCATTGCGCCGCCAGAAGATCATCCCGCTGTTGTGATACAGCACGTGTTCTGTATGCAGCCACTCCGCCGTCCACTTCGATTCGCTCGGCCCGGCGATCGTGTCCACCAGGCTGCGCGTCTGCGTTTCCGCTACGATCAGATCCCAGCCCAATTCCAGCATCCCAAATCCGGCCGTTGGCGAGGATTTGAAAACCGTGTCCGCATCCACATACAGCGTCTGCTCAAACGGTGAGAGTTTGGCCAGCAGCGGTTTGATCCGCCCCGCCATGAACTTGTGCCCCCGCCGCCCGTTTTCATCGAACGGGTCCGTCTCCACCAGGATCGTCGTCACCAGCGGCCTGCCCTCAAAATACGCCACCGCCTCCGCATCGCCTGTCACCGCCACCGGCAGCTTTTCATGCTGCCACAGCGCCAGCATGCTTTGCTCTGCCTGGCTGATCGCCTGCTGCCCCCAGCACATATAGATCACGCCGCGTTTTTCGCTCATTTCGGTGCCCCTTGTCTGCTCGCCGAGCGGTGATTATGATAGACAAACTGCGCCTGCATCTGCTGGTGCGTGTTGAACGGCGGCCGCATCGGTGCGATTCTCACCGGGTTTTTGTGGATCGCCCGCACCAGCGCCATCTGGTCGTGCTTCCCGTACCGCTCCCATTCCCGGCTCCACGCCTGGAACATCCGGCGTGTGCCTTCGTTGCGCCGGAAGAAGATCGCCCCGCTGTTGAAATACAGCACATCCACCCCGATCTCCTCCCGTGTCATTTTCAATTCATGCTGATCCAGGTGCGGCCATTTCACGTCAGACAGTTTCCGGCTCGAATCCTGCCCCATGACCACATCCACATAACCCAGCAGCTCAAACCCGAACGCCGGATCACTCACCAGCTCCGTGTCTGCGTCCAGGAACAATGTCTCTTTGAATGGGGACAGGGAGTACATCCGCGTTTTCTGCGCCCGCGCCCCTCTGTCAACTTCCCCATGCAGGATCATGTGATCTGCCCCTTCCAGCGCCTCATCACTGATCACCGCCACCGGCAGGTCGCTGAACTTCCGCAAACTGCGCATGCTCTCCTGCGCCTGTGCCCTGGCTTTCTCGCCATACGCCACATACAACACACCTCGCTCGGCGATCATCTGCCGGAACGCGATCATCACCCCGTCCCGCTCAATTTCTGCCCAGTCAGCATTGCGCCAGTCGTCCACCGCCTGCTGCACCTCCGGCCGTTCCAGCTTCTCGTTCCGTGCCGGGCCGTAATCATGCACACACAGCCCGCCCCCCGGGTTGATCTTTGGCGCCCAGTTTTCCAGGTCACGTGTGCATTCCTCATAACTATGCCCAGCGTCAATGTGCAGCAGATCGATCTTGTGCCCAAAACCGGGTGCGATCTCGTCTGTCGTCCCCACGTGAAATTCAGCCGTCACGCCCACACCTTCCAGATTCTTGCGTGTTGCCTCCAGCGTGGAGCCCTCATAATTCCGGTGGCTCATATCCCCAAAGAAATCCACCCCGTGCAGCTCAGCCCGCGGGTTCACCAGTCCCATTGCCGCCAGCGAGCGCCCCTTGAAGCACCCCAATTCCGTGATCACCTGCGCCGAGCGCGCCATCCTGCACAGCACCGCCAGCTCCTCACGCGTCATCAGGCCGCCGATTTCCATTGCTTTTTCCGGGATGATCTGCATCATGCCTCCCTGGGGAGGCTGGCTTTCACCAGCCTCCCTGATCTCATCAAAACCCTTACGATCCGTCGGTCAGCTCGACTTCGCAGAAAGCGGACGGGCGAATCACGCCAAACGCGGCGCGCAGTTCGGCCAGAATGGCCACCATGTTGCGGATGAAGAAATCCGCATGGCTGTCGCTCACCTGGATGTTGGCGGCCTCGCGATCCCACAGCACGGCCTTGCGCCAGTCACCCAGCAAACAGGACCCTGCGGTAACCACCGGGCTTTCCACAACCGGATACCCCCACAACTGGCGGGCTCCCTGCACCATCGGCCCGCCCCAGTAATAGCGATCTTCTCCGTCCTGCAGCAGCTCGATGGTTTCCCAGTCCTCCGGGTTCATCAGCCACGCGGTCGGGCGCACCCGGCCGGTCACCCGCAGCGATGTGATCGCCTGGCGCGTGGTGGTCAGGATGTTGGTGTTGAACGGCTGGGTCAGGATGTGCGGGGTATTCAGGATGCCGGTGAAATTCTCGCCGTCCCCGCCGCCGTTGACGATCTGGTTTTCCATTTCCTCGTTCAGATCATCCCGCAGTTCCTGGTCGATGATCCCCCGGATCTGGGCTGCGTCCGACAATGCCCGCTTGGTGGCTGGCACCCACACGGCGATCGTCTTGACCGCTTCCTGCACCTTCTCAAAACCGAGCTTGCCTTCCGGTTTCTTTCCGGAAACTTCGCCCGGATAACCGGTGTAATCGGTCACGTTGGACTCAGGCACCGCAGCAGCTTCCTGCACCTGAACCGTCTGGCGCACAAATTCCACCAGGTCGCTGCCGGTTTGGCGGCGGGCGATCAGGTCCATCACTGTCAACGGGTAACGGCCAATCGGCTCGTAGATCCCCGTGTAATCAGTCTGCACGAATGCCCCCGCGCTGGTCACGTCGGCCCCGGTCACCAGGTCCTTGAGCAAGTGCTTGAACTCGACTGGCGGCGAAGAGATCTTCGCCCGGTCGGGCACACGCCCGCCAGGCGCAACCTGCTTCAGCCAGGCCTGCCACTGTTCGGATTCGATGAACTGCTCACCGAAAGTGAGTCCCTTGCCGGGCTGTGCGGGTGCATGCGCGCCCTTGTCTTTTTGCTGGTCGGCAAACTCGTCGCTCAGATCACTGATGAACTGCTTCAAAGAAGCGTCACCTTCCTGCTGCTTGGCTTTTTCCTTCAATGCCTTCGCATCTTCCAGCAGCTTGGCCACATTTACCCGCTCATCTGCGGTGAAGTCGCGGTCTTCCTTTTCAGCCTTCTCGGCGATATCCCGCGCCTGTTTCAGCAGCGCCTTGATTTGCTCTTGTAGATTCATGATCAACTCTCCATTTCAATAACATCGATTTGCGTTAGATAAACCTGCGGTGAGGCGCCGCTCGGCACACCGTCCCCGGTCTGGCCTTCGTCGTTATTCTCCGCACCATCCTCAGCGCCCGCGTTCGCGCCGGCGCTCTTGATGTCCACTGTACCCGTGCCGATTCCCGCCCCCAGCATCACCGGCGATACCTCGTGCACCACCAGCGTTTCCAGGAAACGCACGTGCCTGTCCCCGTGTTTGCCATCCGAGGACTTCACAATATCAAACCCGTAGGACCATTCCTGCAGCTCCTCCAGATTCTTGACCGTTTTGTAGGTCTCCAGTCCGGCCGCTGTGTCCAGGAAGAACTGCCCGTCCACCCAGGCAATCTCTTCGTTGGCATGGATCACGCCCTTGCCCACCGGCAGGTCATGCCAGCGGTGCCCCCAGTACGCAATCCGCACCTTCTGCCCGTCCTCAAACGCACCCGGCAGGGTCACATCTCCGTCATGGTCCACAACATTGAATCGGCTGAACACCGCCCGAAACTGGCCTTCCTGGCCCTCATCCAGCTTCAACTCGATCGCTGCTTGATAGGTCTTTTTGTTCATAATCGTCATCTCCCAAACTCCAAACTGCAATTGCAATTCGCATTGTTTTCAGCGCCGCCGCTCGGGTCTCCCGGCCAGCGCATCCCATTCGAGAACCGTTCCCGGATCCCGACTGTTTCACCATCCATCGCCAGATGTGCATCCCTGGGATTGGTACTGTTCACCCGCCAGGTCTTGGTTTTCAGCTTGGCCGCTTTTGCGCCCTCGTACGCGCCAAAACTTGAGGCGCTGGTCACCGCTGTGATCGCCTGCCGCACCGCCCACACCGATCCGGCCAGCAAAAACACCCGTTTCACCGCTTCCAGCGGCTCCGGGTCAGCGATCGCTTTCTGCACCTCATCCCTGGTGTATTCATTGATATAGACCGCCTGCCGCTGGGCATGTTCTTTCAGCCACGGCATCATCCACTCTTCCGAGAGTTCCACCCCGAACAGCAGCGCGATGTACTTCGCCCAGGCCACCGCCGTCATGATGTTCAGCCGCAGGATGTCCTCATACAGTTCGGCATTCCAGCGTTCGTCGTCCCACCACACACCGCCGATGTCCGTCTTTCCCAGTTCTGCCGGCAGTTTCGCCAGGATCGCCTTTTCCTGCCGCCGGTAATGCCTGGCCAGCGCCTCCGTCCATTTCAGCCGATGAGCCTCATGCATTTCCGGCTGATAGCTGTTGGCAGCCGCCAGCTTGATCTCTTTGATTCCCTTTTCCTTTGGTGCGCTGTCGCGGGGGCTGGCCTGCGCTCCCATCAACACATTCAGCGGCGTCACCAGCTCATCCGCTCCAGGATCATCCAGCCGCGGCAGGTTCATCACTGCCCGGCCTTCATTCGCCGTCATCCACGGCCGCCCGATGGCGCTCTGCAGGCTCTTGCTCTGCTGTTCAAAATCGCCCTGCAGTTTCTCGGCGATGTTGAACTCCACATACACCCCGTCCGTGTCATCAAATTCCGGCAGCAGTTGCAGATCCACGTCCTGCTCCACCATCGTCAGCCACGGCCCCAGCACATCCGTATACAGCATTTTGTGCTGTTCGGCGATGTTGTTAAACGTCGCCCGATCGAGGATGCCCACCAGCGGCGGCGGGATGTGATACGCCCTGGCGCATTCCTCACGCGTCAACCGCCGCCCTTCCAGGTATTCCGAGTCCTTCGGGTTGAACGTGGAAGTTTTCCAGGTCATGCCCTCCTCCAGGATCGCCGTCTTCCCGCTGTTTTCGCCCCCGGAATACAGCGCCTCAAACTCGGCCTTGAACCGCTGCATCGCTTTCGGCTCCCAATTGGGCGCAGCCAGTGGCCGTTCGATCACCCCACCCATGCGCGCCGAATTGCGCCAGAAATGCTCCCGGTAATCACCTGCTGCAAATTCCTCGGCCAGGATGCGCCGCAGGGTTTCCATCGGCGAAAGCCCGAAAACGTTGCTCTCCGAGTTGTAACCCCGAATATGGACAACCGTCTGGGGCGTGTACTTTTTCAGCATGCCCCCATAGCTGAACTCGTACCGTTCCGGCACCAGGCCGCCGTAGACTGTCACAAACTGCGGCGGCAGCCGCAGCAGCCCCAGCGGACCATCCTTCACCTTGATCTTCAGCCAGTACGCGTTGAACCAGATGCCCATGTCACTGATCAGCGATTCGATCAGCCGATAGCGTGTCACCTTGAAGTCTGCCGGCAGTGGCCGGTTGATGACGCTCGCCAGCGGATGATCCCGCAGCCGCACCCGGTTGTCGTCCCCCTCGCGCCGGAAAACGTGCAGCCCCAGCTGGGCAATATTCCTTGCCAGAAAATCCACACAGGTGCGCACGTTCGGCTGCGTTTTGTACAGCTTCGCATACTCGTAGCTGTGCTGGTCGTACAGCGTAATGCTGCCGCCCTGGCCGCCGGTTGGCCACCAGTTCGCTGGCATATTGATCAGATTCGATTCCGATACAACGATTGGCATCAGTTCACCGCCTGCATCACCTGGATGAAATCGACATTGGCCCGCTCGATCAGCACCTCACCGTCCACCGGAATTCGTTCGCCTTTTCCGTGAATCATTTCGGCATTTCGCAAGATCAGGTAACCAAAACGCTTTCTCCACACCACGCCCCGGAACACCGTGCCAGATTTGAGATTCACCACAACAGTTCGTAAAACGGGATATAAGCGCAGCATCATTCCTCCTATACCGCCAGCAATCCGCGGTCTTCATATACCGACCGTTTTGGCGGTTGGTGCCTCAATGCCCGATCCAGGGCCATCACCATCGCCACCATGCCGTCGATTTTTTCAATCGATTTATCTTTATCCGGCTTCAGATTGCCCGCCGGGTCCATTCGCACCACCAGGTTATTCGCCATCCAGTTTGATACCGGGTGATTCCCGTGCGATAGCTTATGCTCCAGGATCAGCCGCTCAAGTTCCTTCATCGGTGGCGCCATGCTGGCAAATCCCTGGCCGAACTGCACCAGCCAGTCATCCCCGCCTTTTTCCATCAACGCTGTCTGGATTTTCGTCGCACCCCACCGGTCAAATGCGATCTCGCGAATGTCATACACCTTTGCGTCTTCATCGATCTGGTGCAGGATCCACTCATAATCGATCACCGCCCCCGGCGTGGCGGTGATGAAACCCTGCCGCACCCACACGTCATACGGCACCCGGTCCCGCCGGGCACGTTCCAGGATCGCATCCTGCGGAACGAAATACCTCCACAAAATGTCAAAATTGTCTTCATCAGTCGCTGGCGGGAAAACCAGCACGAACGCCGAAATATCGGTGTTACCCGAAAGGTCCAGCCCTCCATAACAGGACCGCCCCCGCAATCCCAGGGCATCCACCGCCCCGGAGCAGGCGGACCAGTGTTCAAAGCTGATCCACTTCGTCTCAGACTGTGTCCACAAATCCAGGTGCAGCCTCTGGAATGCGTTCATCTGCGATGGCATTTCCTTTGCCCGTTTGGCCAGCGTCTGCATATCGATCAGCTTTTTTGATACACCCAGGTTCGGGTTGGCTTTGATCCACACCGATTCATCGTCCCATTCGTCGTCCTCATCAATCGTGTAGATCAATCCAAACCAGGAATCATCTTCAATCACCCCTTCCAGCACCTTGCAGGTGTAATCGTGCTGCTGAAAACACAGGCTGTTGCGGTCATAACCGGCCGTGGTGATCGCGAACATCAGCGGTTGTCGTCTGGATCCCGTGGCAGTTTCCATCACGTCCCAAACATCGCGGTTTTTCCAGCGATGCACCTCATCCGCCAGCACGCCGTGCACGTTCAGGCCGTCCATAGTGTTATCATCCGCACCCAGCGGTTCAAACTTGCTCGCCGTGTCCAGGATGTGGATGTTGTCCCGGAAGATCGTCACTTCCCGGCTGATGGCCGGTGAAGACTTTGCCATGCGGGTCGCTTCGCTGTGCGAGATTCGCGCCTGGTCGCGTTTCGTGGCCACCGAGTAGATCTCGGCCCCTGGCTCACCATCTGCCAGCATCAGATACAATCCCAAACCTGCCGCCAGTGTCGTCTTTCCGTTTTTCCGCGCAACTTCCAGGTAACTCGTGCGAAACCGGCGTGCACCATCGGCTCGCTTCCAGCCGATCAACATGGCAATGTTGAACTGCTGCCAGGGTTCAATGTGCAGCGGAAGCCCGGCCCACTCGCCCTTGCTGTGTTTCAGCAAATGGAAAAAGGCGATCGCCTTTTTCGCTTCAACCTCGTCAAAAAAGAGTCCCCGCTCAGCACCATGCTCCAGATCGTTCATGTGACGCTCGCAAGCCAGCCGCACCCACTTGCATGCAGCCTGCTTCCCGCTCAGAACATCATCCACATATTGCTGATACGTAAACTCAATCATTGTTCACCATCGAAAACAGTTGTTCCGCCAATGACGGCTCATCTTCGTTCGTTGCCACTCGCAGCCGGGACCGTTCAGCCGGTGTCAGCCCGAATTCACTGAACATCCGCCGCATCTGATCCCATGCACGATTGCCAATAGCAAGCCACGGGCTCTGATACAGCGCCCCCGTGGTCGGCGAAGTAATTACCGCCGGTTCTTCCTGCAGCTTGCGCTCAGCCTCCATCCACCGCGCCGCGCTGGCGCAGAACATGCCCAACGCATACTTATCCACTGTCGCAAACAGCCCCGCATTCAAGAGCATCTTCCCCAGATCCCGCCAGATCACCTTGCCTTCCTCGGTCAGATAATCCGGCGCTGGCAGCATCCGCCCCGGAACATCGAACTGTGGTTCGACACCATTCAACGCACGCTTCCCCGGATTCCCGGAGAGATTCTTCAGTGCGGTTGGTTTTGGTGTCGGTCCTGGTCTCATTTCCATTGCTCCTTTACGCTACCCCCCAGGGGGGTCTAATTCGCGGGTGTTTCGCCGAGATTACCGCAACGCCGCCGACTATACGCATCGACAGAGATCCAAACGCCCTTACCCTCTCCCGTATCCCCAAACCCTTGACCATCCGCCTCAGCCATCCATCCTCCGCCCACCAACGCGCTGACCAGCCCGCTCAACGCCGAAAACCAGCCGCACCCGGCCGCCTCCCCGCTCCCCGCGCTGACCATCCGCCCCACCAGCAGACCGTCCGCCTCAGCGTCCTGCCCCCGCTCCGCACCAGCGCCCCCGGCCGACCCGCCGCCTTCCGCACCGCACCCCGCAGCCACCCGCCGCCCGGCGCACCCAGCCAGGCATGGGGGGCTATCCTGGGGGGTAACCGGGGGGTAAAAACACGGGGGTCAAAACCGGGGCTATTTTTTCTCACCCACCCCTCCCCGCTGCCTGGCATGCAGCCGGCTATGACACGACCTGCACATCGCCATCAGATTCCCGTACGCATCCGTGCCCCCATCCCGCCGCTCCACCACATGATGCACCAGCACCGCCCGCGCCCCGCACGCACAAAACGGATTCGCCTGCAAAAACCTGGCGCTGATCATCCGCCAACTCGGCCCATAATCCGCATGCCTGCCATCCCTGCGCCGCTCCGCACTCTCCGCCCGCTGACGCTCGCGCAGATGCTCATCACAAAACCATCTGCCCGCCTTCGTCACCAGATTCGGGCACCCGCCAGCAGAACACGGCCGTGCCGGCCTGTTCGCCATCAATGCAGCTCCGGGTGATGGATCCAAAGGGCTTCCAGCTTCTCCGCATCGCTCAGCACGTCCGGCACAACCACCTCCGGCGGCGTCACCGCAGAAACCACCGCCAGCCACACATTCCCGCCCAGCCCCCAGCAGCTCCACTGCTGCACCGTGCTGTTCGCCCGCACCCACTTGTTACCGCCCGCGTCCACCGTCTCTTCCACCACCTCGAACACCGCCCCTGCAAGCCGCACCCCGATCCGGTTGGCATTGTTCACCAACGGCTGCGAGCGGATCACCAGCCCGTCCCACGGCAGCACCTTCACCGCATACAACACCGCCGCCGGCGTCTGGTCCGGCGTATACGCCACAAAGAAAGGCTCTGGATCCACCGCAAACGCTCCGCTCACAAACGTCCCCGGCGCGGCCTGGCTCTCCGGCCGGATCTCGAAATGCAAATGCGGCCCCGTGCTGTTGCCCGTGTTGCCGCTCAGCCCCAGCACCGTGCCCACCTCCACTGTCTGCCCCGGCTCCACCATGTTCTGGCTGAAATGCGCATAAATCGCCTCGAACCGCTTCCCGAAGGCCGTATGCGCCACCCGCACATGATGCCCATACCCCGTCCCGTCCGTGCGCACCTGCGTCACCTGCCCCGGCGCTACCGCCAAGATCCGCGTCCCCGTCGGGCAGGCAAAGTCGATCCCGTTATGCCCCGCCAGCCCCCATTGACTGTAATACTGCGGATTCTCCCCAAACCGTTGACTCACCCGGTAATACTCCCCCGGCACAAAAGGAAACGGAATACTGATTTTCCAGCTCATCAAACCTCCTCCGCCTTCGGCGTCGAATCCAGCGTGAATGCCGGTTGAATATTGTGCCGCCGCAGTTGCTCGATCAGCACCCCCACCCCGCGCCGCAGCCAGCAGTTCTCCACTTCCAGCGAATGCACCCGCCGTTTCAAATCGGCAATATCCGTGCGCATCTCCCGCACCAGATCCAGCGAAGTCCCCACCTGCACGTCGGCCGCCTCAACGCTGGTCTTCTGAGTGGCCGCTTTTTCTTTTTTTAATTGTTGGCCAATCAGCACAAATGCCGGAATGTTGATGATGGCCGTGATAAGGATCATTGTCCAATCCATTGCTTACCTCTGCGAATCAGTGACGGGCCGCCCGATCAAACCGCACCGCGGGCCGCCACCTCGCCGGCAGCGGCCCGCCCATCATCAATCTCACTGATTGGTGTCCAGCACGTGCGAATTGCTCACCCCGAAGAACGGAATGCCCCGGATCGCATAATGCGTCAACTTCGAGCTCAGCAGCTGCGAGATATACGCCACCATCACCGTCATCACATTCGCAAACTCGGCCGCCTGCTGGTCCAGCCCGGGAATGTCCAGCTCCGGCTGGAACACCTTCACCAGCAGCAAACCCGCCAGGCCGGCCAGGTTGAGCGCTGCGCTCCAGATCTGCGCCGTGTCATCCTTCACCACCCCGGCCAGCTTGAGCAGGTTGATCACCACCGCGATCACCGCCGCAAACCCCAGCAAACTGCCCCATTGCACCACCAACGAATCAAACATACAAACCTCCTTGAAATGGATCCCTCGCCAGAGGGTTACTTGGTCCCCGTAGGGGGAAACGAAAACACCCGGTGCTGAAATAGCACCGGGCGCTCATCTCCGATTAGTGGCCCGAACCTGTACCATCGGGCCTGCGTTAGTTATAGATTATTTATAGCACAAATGTTTTGTTTTTGCAATTGCATCAATTTTATATGGACTTATAAACTAGATTTTTCTATCTTCACACTTTTGGCAAACAGTCTCATTGTCTTTAACAGAAAAAGTATCCCCACACAAAGTGCATTTTCTTAATAAACTCATTTCAGCACTAATTGTTACAATCCCAACGTTCATAGTCGTTCCAAAAAATAATTTATTCAAAAATTCTACAGCGAAATTTTGAGGGGTGCTATCTGCATCAATAAGAACACTTATTATATTGTTGTGTTGGGCTACGAGTTTTGCGCCTTTTTGAAAACCTAAGGGGGATACCATATATCCACTTTTAGCGCCAGTAGCTCTAATTCTATATGCAAGTCCAGCAAGTTGTTCTTGACATATTTTGCTTGTAGTATATCTTCGGCACTCAATGATAACAATTCCGTCGTCATTATCACGAATTCCTTTTGCATCAATTTCCCATTCCGTTCCTGATTCACCGACTAATTTTTGTTTGCCTTCAACTTTTTTTAACCCAAAATCTTCCGAAAGCTTGTTCAAAAGAAAAGTGGAGACTTCTTCGTAACTTAACCATTTTTTATCGGACTTTTTCATATTTGTTATCTTTCCATATTTTCACTCACAACACCTAAACGGCGATTATCCGAACACTTTATATGTTATAACATTGTCCAATAATTCACTCTGCCTGCGTTAGTTATAGGTCATCCAGCACAAGTATCTTATATTTACAAATTCAAGTTTGCACTTTGCCTATTTAGAATTCGATAGCACTTATCCAATCTTCTATAAAATTCCGCATTTCCTCAAGTGCTTTTCGGGCTCTCACTCTATTAATCTCACCCCGATTATGAGCTTCATTCAAGCTTTTATAAACATCTAGCATATGCTTTGATGAAGCTAACAAGGTTTTTGCCTTCAGTTTATTTTTGACATGAGTATTTGCTGCAAAATGTATTCTTTCAATTCTCCAAATTTGATTAGGTGTATCCCCCTCTTTTTCACTCCAGAAAGAAGAGGCGCGAACATCATCATCAGGAGACAATTTAAAGAATATTTGATCAAACGCCTGCCTGATTAAATATAAAGCAGCCCGTTCAGGATCGGAGCGCGTACCATACAATATTTCCCAAATTTCTCGATATGTTTTTCCCAGTGCATAATCAAAATTTGAAATGCGCTCCGAATAATCTTCAAGATGGTGAAAAGGATGAATGACTGGCAATTCCATATCGAGGTTTGCATCTGCTCGAAAAACGAATGAAGCGGTCGTACTTGTTGAGGAACAATAGGAAATTGCAGAACCTGCAGTATCAATGACTGAACTAGTAAATGGATATGCCTCTGCCATAAGGGAATTCACTTCATCCCTGATGGAATATAAAATATCTAAGTCATCTCTATATAAGTTTACCGCTCCCGGATCAGTAGATGTGGAATCCCCCAGGCGTTCCGCAATAGGTCTTATTGAATACAAACTATCGCGTGCATACCCGATTTTTTCAGATACGCCTACAAACTCTTTGTGCAAGTCATCAAGACTAGATGTAATCTCATCAATTATTTCTTCGGGCTTTTCGTCGTTTTTTCTTTTGTTAGATTGTTTTTTCATTAATACTCCTTATCAAACGGAGAATTACAAAGAGCTACTGTTAGAAATAGTGCGCGAATTATGAATTGCGAGCTGCTCTTTTTCCTTTAACTAGAACTTGATCTACATAGATATGCCCACCTAATGCTCTTGATATTTCAAAATAATTTCTGGCTGTTAAAATATTCAGTGAGAAATCTACTAAAACTTGTTGCTCGTCTAAAACAGATGAAAGAGATTTGTTATCAGTAATATTTCGTTCAACGATTGCTTTTAATACTTTTATCATCAAAGCGTCGAATTGAGGAAGATAAGATTTTGTATAACGTTCAAATCCTACGGGCGTAATTTGAAAACTGTGTACTTTTCCATCAATTGTCCTATCTCCCCTGATATAAGAAACTTCCAGTAATAAATCAATACTTTCTAGAAAATCATCTTCCTGTAAATAGTTGTCGACAAATATTTCTTGGATTTCATCCAATTCAATCCAGTCAGAGTCGTTTGCTATCGAAATTTCACATATTGATTTAAATACCATCGAATCTTGATTGTTTAACCCTGGAATTTGTGCTGACGCTTCCACTTCAATATTATCCGTTTGATTGGATTTTTGCATTTTACTAATGTAGTCAATAACTCCTCTCATATCCTGAAAACGATTATCTGGATTCAATTCTGTTGATATCTCAACAAATTTTTTCCAAATTCCACCAGGGATAAGAGGAATATTAGGCGTAGGCCATTCACCTGTCAGGCACCATGCTACAACGCGGCCAAGACTATATACATCTGTTCTACTATCGGCATGTAATTACTCACTGGATATAGACAGAGAAGAAAAGAATTGGTAAGATGAGTCCCAATGAACAGGAACGATCTGGAAGCGCTGAACAAGGAAGAATTGATCGAAATCATCATGCAGCAGTATGAGCAGATGGTAAAAATGCAAGCTGCTTTTGAAAAATTGCGGGCAGACTATGAAGCGCTGAAAATGAAATTTGAGCAGAATCAAAAGCCACCCACATCTTCGAAAAATTCATCTCAGCCACCATCACAAGACCAAAAAGGCAATGCGTCCAAAGAGAAACACAAACATCGGCATGGACCACCCAAGGGGCACGAAAAGCATGAGCGCAAGCAGATAGCAGATCCCAACCATGTGATCGAAATACGAGCAAAGCATTGCCAGAATTGTGAGGCAAGTCTGGAAGGGGAGCAGGGGCAGTTGGTCAAGGTCAATCAGATTACGGAACTACCAGAAGCGGAAGCGCAAGTGATCGAAGTGCGCTGTTACGAAGTGGGCTGCCCGTGTTGCGGGCGGAAACAGCTGGCGCAGTCCCCGGTCGGGCTGGAAATGGGACGCAGGTTTGGAGCGCGGCTGGAAGCAACCGTGGTGTACTACCGACAAGAACAGCATATGAGCTATCAGCGAACGCAGAAAGCGATGCTTGACTTACATGGGGTAACGATCAGCCAGGGCGGGATTGATAAAATCATGAAACGCGGTGGCAAGCAAGCACAGGAGCAGGTAGGCGTGATTGAAACCGCCATCCAGCAGAATCCGGTGATCCATTGTGATGAGACTGGCAGCCGTGTGGAAAACAACAACTGGTGGGAATGGGCCTTCTGCACTGCTACTGCGGTATTGCATGTTTTGCGTTTCAACCGCAGCTCGGACGTGATCCAGGATGTCATGGGGGATGCGCAAGCTGAAGTATGGGTCAGTGATTGCTATCTGGCACAATTGAAGTCCCCGGCGCAGCAGCGCCAACTGTGCATGGCTCATCAATTGCGCAATTTGCAGGCTGTGGTAGAGGCGCATCCGAACTTGAGATGGCCCCAAGCGATGCAATTTTTGTTCCGCTATGCGATCCATCTCCACCATCAGCGTCATCAATTATCCCCACAACAATTTGCCGATCGCGTAGCCCGTATTGAGCGCTACACGGACCATTTATTACAACATTCTTTGAGCCCTCCCGATGCCGCCAGACTCTGCCGCCGTTATCTAAAATATCGTCAGCATCTGTTTGTCTTCTTGTACCGCTCGGATGTGGAACCAACCAACAATGTAGCTGAACGTGCATTACGCCATTCGGTCGTTCATCGCAAGGTAACTGGGTGTTTTCGCTCTGATTGGGGCGCTAACGCATACGCTGCATTGGCTTCAGTAATTGACACAGCTGAATTGGCAGGTATCCATGCATTTGCTGCTATTCAAGGGCTTTTTGGACCTCCCGCCCTTCCCATTCCTGTGAGCTGTGAGTAATTACATCGGCATCGTGTGCGTTCTTCCACATTTCCGGTGCTGCATATCCTGCAGTTCCAAACTCTTGACCTGATAATGTCCTAACTACAGTGGTTTTCCCATGCTGTCGAACTAATCCCCAATCAGAAACAACCCATCGTTTTCCATCATCATCGCATAAACAGAATATATTGTTAGGGGTTATATCACGATGAATTATCCCCCTCATGTGAGAGACTAACAAACCTTGAGCACAATCTTTTACGATATCAAAAATGCTATTCGTATCGATGGAGGTCTCCATTTTTCCAAGTACAAGTGAAGCCATTGGCATTGTATACCAAACATAAGAAGTTGAATAATCATATATAGGCATGATATTGGGATGATCTAATGAAGTTTGCACTTCTATTTCTCTTCTCATCCGTGCTATTGTTCCCTCACTCCTATTTAACAATCGTTTGAGAGCAACAATTTCCCCAGTGCGTTTATTGCGTGCTCTAAATACTTCAGCTTGTCCCCCTCTGCCTATCGGCTTCGGTTCTAGAGCATATTTTTCTTTTCTGGTACTCACCATTTTCTCCCTTTTTACGATGAAAATTTCCCTTATCTGCTAAGTTTAGAGCTGTGATTTGAAATATCCTAACACCTTACAAGGTAAGTTGTATCCACCCATATTAAACCAATAAATTTCACCCCTAATCATTTTATAACAAAATACAAGAAAGTCAAATTTTTTAATATTCTCTCCCCCGCTTCTCCATCAACTCCCGCAGCCCCTCCTCCCCCGGCACCCACGTGCGCACCGCGCCGCACAGCTCGCAATGCACATCCAGCAGACCACCCCGCACCGTGGCCGCCGTCTCGCCTTCCCCTGCCGGCAGTCCATCCGCCACCGCCCGCTTTGTTAGCCCTGTTCTTGCCAGTCACTGTCTGTCATGTGAAATTTTCAAAAGACTGCACGTGACAACTATCCCAAAGTAACTCAAACTGCTCTCTGAAAAATTTGTACCAATCTGGGTCTTGCGATGGTTTTAATTCAAACGTTGGATTTGGCTTTGCTGATTTATGATGATAAAGTTCTATGTAACATATACCATGTTGTTCGTCTGGGTCAATCATTGTAAATCCAAACGATGGAATAAAAGGTAAACGCCCTAATTCCAATTTACCTTTACTGCCCTGAGTTTTCGCAATTATCTCAACAAGAATTTCAACTGTCTGCAAGCGATTCCGCCAGTATTCTACATCAGTTGTACCTGCACTACGTAAAGCCAACTCATCGAGCAAATCATTATTTGATGAATCTAAAATCATAATCTTGATTGATGCACCAGCAATTAGTCTTTGCCCCCAAGGTTCCATATATTCTCTTGTGGTACGAGTTAAAGTCATTCCAGACACAAATATATTCATAGCAGATGAAAAGGTGCTATCTGAAATACTTTTTCCGGGAATAAAAAAGTCACTTGAGCGTACTCTGCCACTCAAGCGCCGCAAAACTAAATCTCGGCTTTCCTCACTAAGTTTTTCTATTCTGGTCAGCCTTCTATTTCGTTCCCAAATACCAGAAACTGCTATTAACCCCAATACTGCCAATATCCAAGTCGCAAGTTCGGCAATGTCGATGGCAAGAAATGGTTTGATTTGATGGCGAACAACAATATATCCAGCAATCAACACTGTCGCCACATCGAACAGATTATCAAGAATGTATTCAAATGCTACTTTTATTTTTTTCATAGAAGGTGAACCTTGAAATCAACTAGCGGTTAATATTTATTATTTGGACTCTTGTTATACTGCAATATCGCCTTAATGCCCGCTTCTACATGTATGATACGCTGCAAATGTGCTTAGTTATTCATATCAGGTCCAATAATTTCCCAAACCTATTGATATTGTAAGTATAAACCAATAAAAGTCAACCGATTCTCCCCACCAACTCCCGCAACCCCTCCTCTCCAGGCACCCACGTGCGCACCGCCCCGCACAACTCGCAATGCACGTCCAGCAGACCGCCCCGCACCGTGGCCGCCGTCTCACCCTCCCCAACCGGCAGACCGTCCGCCACCGCCCGCCGCAGCACCCGCAGACGCCGAAAACCGTCCCCGTCCCGCTCCACCACCCCCAGCACCGCATGACACTGCGCGCAGCGCCAGGGCTTCACCGGGTCCATGTTCGCCAGCAGTTCACCCTCCACCATCCCGCCTTCACCCGTCTCCCATCTTGGCCGCCTTGCCCAGCGCCCAGAACAGCACCACCAGCACCCCGGCCACAAAACCAACCCCCAGCCCAACCAGGAACAAACTCAAAGCATTCATTTAAACTCCAATCCGCAGCAGGGTCATTGCCACCAGCAGCACCAGCACCAGGCATGCAGCTGCAATCAACCTTTTTCGCCGTCTATCCAGCATGATTAATGCAACACAGGCTCAGCCTGGCGCAGTTCTACCCGCCGGCTCACCGGCAGACCCCGCGCCTGGCACACCGCCCGCACCTCGGCCGCGCTCAACTCCCGCACCGGCCTGGCATCCCGCTCCTGATCCACGCCGGCATCTTTGCAGATCTTCTCCACATCCGCCTCGCTCAATTCGTCAGGGCTGATCATGCTGTGGGTGTAAAGATACCAGCGCGTCGCCTCGTCAAATTTCGCCCAGTCCGGCTCTGAATAGCCGCTGTTGACCTGATCGGCAATTTTTACGATCTCACTGATCCGTGGAAAGAATGTCGACTTTTCCATCAGGTTGGTGATCGCAGCAACCAGCACCATGCGCGGATAGCGATGCAAAACACTGTGATAGGCCCTGGCCTGCTCTGCAGTCACCTCCTGGTTATAAGCACCTGCCAACTGTTTCAGCATGAAAGATATTTCTGATAATTTTGCCATCATACACCTGCCTCGATCAACGCGTCTAATTCGGATGTATCCACAACACCTTTCCGGCCCTTTTTGTACACTGGCCTGGGTGAATCTCTGCCCTTGCGATGATCTGCCTTAAATCCATCCACCCGCCAGCGTTTCAGGATCGACTCGGTATAGCTCCAGGAGCGGGCATTGTTCCTGACGGCAATGGCAACCGCTTCCCGGATCCAGTGATCCGGAAAGTCCTCCCTGGCGCATTTCAGCGTCTCGGCAACCATCGGCGTGAGCGTACCGATTTCTTTTTCGTAAAGCTCGAAAATGTTTGGTTCGTTTGCGATTTCGCTTTTTTCTGGCGTTTCGCCAACAACATCCTCATTAAGTTTTATTGGATCGTTAATATGGGTCGTTAATGCGTCAACCTCAGAAGTTGACGGGGGGTCAACCTCAGGAGTTGACGGGGCGTCAACCTGGGGTTGATGGGGGGTCAACGTGACGTTGACGGGGGTATCAAAAACCAGGCGATACAGGTTGTTTTGCTGGCTGCCATCTTCCCTGTATTGGTGCTTGACCTGGACATAGCCCAGCTCGGCCAGGGCAAGGATATCCTTGCTGACCGCTTGCTTTGTTTTGCCCAGCATCTTCCCCAATGTGGTCAATTTGGGGTAACACCACCCGTCCTTATCACCGAACGTGCCAAGGGCTGCCAGTGTCCTGAATTGGGCAGCAGTGACCCGTTCATCCGAAACCGCACTGGTCTGAAGGATTGCAAATCTTGAATTGGCCATCAGAACAACCTTTCCTGCACCGCCGTGCCAAATTTCTCATCCGCCGATTTCCGCATCGCCCGCCACGTCTCACTCATATCGCTGATCTTCGCCTCAAACTCCTGCTGCCCAAACGCCTCAAACTCCTGCCGGTTGGCCGCCATCCAGTACCCGCCGCTCTCCCCCGCCGCCGAGCAGATCAAATGCCCCTGCCGCCGCAGCTCCTTGATCACCTCCCGGATCTGCCGCTCATGCGCCCGGAAACCGCCCTGCCCCACCAGCCGCACCAGTTGCCCCCGCCCAACCGCCTGCCCCCGACCCACCCGCTGCGAGATCACCCGCAGCACCGCCCGATCCAGCCCCGCCGGCATCCGCTTCAGCAAAACATCATATTGATCAGCACCCATCCTGCACCTTCCTTTCTCCGCCTTCATCCACCAGGCCTCACCTGCCCCCATTCAACGGACTCAACATCCCCTCCGGATAAGCAAACAGGATCCAGATCGCCGGATTCGTGCTCTCCAGCGAGATTTGCTCCCCGACCTGTTTTTCTGTTCGTGCCAGCAGCTCTGCCGGCGCAAAGATCCTCGGCTCATGCGAAACCAGGATCGCATCCGCCTTCCCTGGCCTGCTCAACAACCCCTGCACCAGCCCCGGCCCGTTGGGCGTCATCACCATCATCTGAAACCGCAGATCACTCATTTTTCCTCTCTCCTGGCGGTCTTGTTGTGATAATAAGCATTATCACAACAACAAATCCGCTATTTTCGCCCAGCTCGTGTCCTGCCGCCCCTCCACCGCCTGCAAATAAATCTGCGTGATCGCCAGGCTGCTGTGGCCAAGAAACTCGCTGATTTCCTGCACATCGTCCCCCGCCTCCCGCCGCAGCATGGCCGCCGTGTGCCGCAGCGTATGCACATGCAAATTGTCTATACGCAACCCTGCCAGCCGCCCGTACCGCTTCAACCGCCGCCCCACCTCATAAGCCGAGATCGGCTGCTCCCTGTCCCACTTCGCCGCATCCACCGTCGGCAAATTCAGCGCCCGCGCCGAAAGCGCCCGGAACACATACCCCGCCCCCTGCCCGGCCCCCTCCTGATACGCCCGCACCGCCTCCCACACCGGCGGCGCCACATCCACCACCTGATCCCGCTTGCCCTTGCCGTCAAACCGGTACCGCACCCGCTCTCCCAGTTGCACAAACCGCTCAACCTGGGCCGTGCGCCATTCCGTGTTGCGCCGCGCCGTGAACAGATACCCGCTGAACAGCGCAAAATCCTGCAAACCGTGCAAACTGTCTCTGTGGATCCCCGCCAGCAGCCGCCGCGCCTGATCCGCCGCCAGATACCCCGCCTTGCCATACGGTGAAACCCTCGGCCGCAGGCTCTTCCCCGCCGCCGGGTTGATGTTGTGCAGCGGCCGCTCCACCCCTTCCCCGTCCACCTCGGTGAAATCCTCGCACGTGAACCGGAAGAACGAACTCACCGCCGCCAGCCGCTGGCTGATCGTCGTATCCGCCAGGCCCCGCCCGCGCAAGTCCTGCACCCACCCCGCCACGTCCGCCCGTCCGATCTCCCACGGCTGCGCCTCGCACATCAGCACACACTCCCGCACCGCCAGGTCATACGCCCGCCGCGTGTGCGCACTGCCCAAACCGTCCAGCCACAGCCGGTAAGCCTCATCCCAACGGCCCTCCCGCACATCCACCACCACCAGATTTTGCAGATCGATCATCCTTAAAAACCAAACACTTTCTGAACGACCTCGCGCCCGTAATTTGCTATACTCTCATTGAAGCGCTTCCCCTGGCGCTTCCTCCACCCCCACCCGGTCTCCCTCCGGGTGGTTACCGCCCTGGCAGCCGCGTGGCCGCCAGGGCTAACCATTAACTGCGGCAGCTTTCACAGCCAACCGCCACCCGCCCGGATTTGATTCCAACCAGTAAAATCGTGATCCCCATCCAGGCCACCGGGCCGGGCCTGGTCCAACCGGCCAGATAACCACTGGCCTTGCCGCCGGTCTCTCCCGGCTGTCACCCGCCCCACGTCCCTCCCTTGAATTGCGCAGCAATTCGGGGGAGGCTAGGAGGGGGTGGGGTAGGTCATTCGGGCAGGGAGGCCTCGAACCATCCCTTCAGTGTGCGGAGGACGGGGAAAACCCGCCAGGACCGCCCCGGCAGTAAAACCCGCTGATTCACACCGTGTCATTCCGACGCCCGTGGAGCACCCTGATCCTGCGCGCTCCCCATTATTCTTTCCTTGGCCTGTTGTTCAATCAGCAGATCAGCCAGCCGCTGATATGCAATCTTCTGCCTCATGCGCGCCTCTTCGCTCAACTCCTCATAAGGCACATACACCACCGTGAACGAACATTCCAGCTCAACGCCCATTATTCTTCCTGCTCCCAATCCACACGTCCCTCCCTTGAATTGCGCAGCAATTCGGGGGAGGCTAGGAGGGGGTTACTCCTCCAGCCGCCCGATCACCTGCACCCCGGCGGCCCGCATCCGCAAAACCCGGATCTTCTCACACACCACCCAGTCCAGCAGACTGTCCACCACCCACCGCTCCACCGCGTTCCGCCCTTCCGGGATCACCTGCCGCAGCCCGTCCAGCTCCGCCAGCAGCTTCTCAGCCTCAAACCACACCACCTCATTCCGCCTACGCAGCACCAGGTGCAGCCCCACCAGAAACCACACCGGCATCTTCGCCATGCGCCGGATCCCGATCGTCTCATCCTGCATCACGTCAACTCCTGCGGGATCGGTGTCGGCAGCAGGATCGCCGGCAGCACAAAAATGCTCGGAAATGCGCTCGTCCCCAGCAGGATCAGCTCGCTCAACGCCGCCGGCAGCGCCGCCGGGGCCGTATACTCCCAGCCCAGCGCCTCAAGCTGCTTCACCAGGTCGCTGAAACTGTACACATCCAGTTTGATCCCGTTGATCGGCAGCCCCTTCGCATTCACCAGCACGAACTCCCACGCGTTGCCCTTTGGCCACGCCAGCAGGAAGTCCTGCCCGTGCGCCATGATGAACGCCCCCGACCCCTCCTGCAGCACCATCCCGATTCCCCGCGCCGTCTCCATTGCCCCCACCGCCGCCCCCACCGACGCCGCATCCGAAACCACCGCCGGCGCAGCCTGCATCACATCCGGCAGCGCCGCACAGCCCGCCAGGCTCAACGCCAGCAACACCGCCAGCACCCTGTTCGCCGTCTCCAACCGCCTGTTCCGCTTCGATCCCATCCGATACCGTCCTTTCATAAATCGCCGTTGCCAAATCCCCTTCTCAAATTCGCTGTTGCCAAATCCCCTCCTCAAATCGCTGTTGCCAAATCCCCTCCCTAAAATCGCAGATTTTGGGGAGGGTTAGGGTGGGGTAGCTTTCTCCCAATCGATCCCTTTCCACAGATCCCCCAATTCCTGCTGAGCCAGCCGCAGCTTCTCCATCGCCACCCGCAGATCATCCACCGCCGGCGAAAGCACCCCCGCGCACCCCAACCCGCCTTGCTCCGCCTGATCCACCCGCAGCGTCACCAGCTCCAGACGCTTGCGCGCATGCACAATCGCCGCCAGCCCATTCTCGAAAGACCCCCGCCGGGCCTCAGCCGCGCTCGTCATTCTCGTCATCAAAAGCCATCCCTCGCAGGTTACGATTCTCCGCAACGTCCGCCTGCAGCCGCTGCACCGTCTCCAGGTAATGATCCAGCACATACGCCCCGATCACCACCACCCCGCACGCCGCCACCACAATCCACAGCCCCAGCAGCACCCGCCACAACCCCAGCAAACCCAGCCAGGCGCTGAACGGCGCCAGCATCAGCACCACCCCCACCACATACGCCTCCGCCCGCCGCAGTTGCCGCCCCAGCAGCCGCCGCCACGGAATATAATGCGCCGCCACCTGCGCCACCCCGCTCAGTAATGCCATCATCAGAATATCCATCTCATCGCCTCGCCTTCGTTCACCAAATCCCCTTCTCCACATTCCTCCATATTCCTCCCTTGAATTGCGCAGCAATTCGGGGGAGGCTAGGAGGGGGTAGGTAAATATGCTTCACTCCCCGTCTTTCGTGCTACGCTGATAATCAGCAATATCCACCTGGCTGCGCCACAGCGCCCAGCCCCCACCGATCAACACCAACAAGAGCAGGAGAACATCATTGATCGTCATGCCGCACCATCCAACAAAGAAAGCTGCCGCAGCCTGGGCTGTTTGTCTGTTGCTGCCATTGCACCCCGGCTGCCAGGCAGACCCCGGCCGCCCTCTTCCACCAGCTCGCTCAGCACATCACTGCGCTTGCGCCCGCTCGCCCAGGCCATCAGGTCCAGCTCTTCCTTCACCCTGGCCGGCAGGACGATCACAACTTCGATTGCTTCTTCATTCTCGAATATGCTCATGGGGCTCCCCTCCCGCAATAAAAAAACCGCCAGGCCGTTTCTCGGAAACGGTCTTACTGGCGGAAGGTCTCCACCATCGGCACAACGGCCGGCTGTGGATCACAATCTTCGAGCCTGATCTTCCAGGCCTGCTTGATCAAATGGCGCAGCATATCACTCCGATTCCGGGTGGACTCCTGCGCCATCGTATCCAGCATATTCAATTCGTCATTCGTAAACCTGACCTGCACACCTTTTGTTGTCATATCGCCCTCGTTATTACCAATAGCTTTAGCGATAGTGTACAACAAATACTATGAGTTGTCAACTACTAGATATACACAGTTGGCATTATCGCTATAATTGACAATATGGAATTCTCTGATTGGCTCACGAAAAAATATATAGAATGGCGAGGGGACGCCATTTCAGGCAAGTCCGTCACGGCTTTTGCGCGTGAGATTGGGACTTCTCAGGCATTAATGAGCGAATGGTTATCGGGAAAGAAAAAACCTGGTAGAAAATCCTTAATCAAGTTGGGGGAACAATACCCGGAAGTTTATGAAATTCTTGGTTTCCCAAGCCCTGGATCCGAAACCCCCTTCGATCAACTGCCCGCCCCCTTCCGCGAGCGCCTCGAAGCCGCCACATCCGAAATCAACGCCAGATACCACCGGGAAGACATCACCCCCGAAACCGACCCCGACGGCACCCGTGCCCTCGCCGTCGCCCGCGAAGTCTTCGACAAATTCGGCATCGACATCAACATCACCGACGTCGAAGACGACCCATCATAACGATCCGTAGCAGTCATGTTAAACCGCATCCAGCCTCCCGCGCATAAAAAAACCGGCTACTCTAGTTTAGTACAAACGTTCTAAAATATCAATAGTCAAAACCGGCAAAAATGCAGGCAAAAAGCCGAAAGCAGAAAAGGTAACCCTATGGCCACAAAAAAAAGCACAGCACGAGAGAATCTATCTCCCCAGGATTTGATCAAAAAAATCAAGAGCGATGTCGAGATTAAATCAACCTATTCAAATCATGCACAGATCACTGTATCAGCCAATGAAATGGTGATTGATTTTTACACGCTTGAAGAATCTATCCGGCACGATGGAGAAAGAATGGCATCCCACACCCAAAGAGTGATTTTGCCCCTTAGCATCGGCAAAGGATTGGCATCTGCTCTAGCCAACGTTGTGGCAGCATATGAAGATGCGACTGGCACAACACTTCCCAATCTTCGCAGGAAGGAAGAGTATGACAAGATCACAATTTGGCCAGAAACTCCCGAATTAGAAGAAGATACGGAAACCGAAGAAGAATGACCCTATCAATAGCACTTACTTCAGGCGGGGTAGACACCATCCCGCGACAAAGCACGAGTTCATCAACGGCACGAATGATCAAAGACATGGTGGCGGAAATTGGCTCCTACGAAAAAATATTTTCTGCTATACTGAATTCAGAAAGTAAGTTTTTTGTAGTTGCCTCCTCAAGTACAAGTAGTGAGTTGAACATGATACCTGACAAACCATTTCTGAAAGACCCGCAAGTCGGGTTTATGTCAAAACAGCAAGTTTACGATGCTGTAATGGCTTCATTTGGGTCATGGGTTGATAGAGAAGATATTCCAGACGATTGGGTTGACCAAATGCGCCAGGAAGAATCAGACCGGCTTGCTGACTTGTATGCTCCTCAACAATCGTGATTACCTTCTTGATACTTGTGTGTTTATCCATTTTTGGCGAAAGCATGATGTTGCCAAAGAGATAATCACTGACGCCCTGCGATCACAGGCCACTGTTGGCTATTCTGTTTTAACGATTTCTGAACTTTGGGCAGGGATCAAGGACACAGCAATGGAAAAGGATACAAAAAACATGCTGCAAAGCTTTGATTGCTATCCTTTCACAGATACAATCGCACGAAAAGCAGGCCAGTTAAAAGCAAAATATGGTATTCCCCTCATGGATGCCATCATAGCAGCAACCGCCGCTCAAAACAACTTGATCCTTGTTTCCAACAATACAAAGCACATAGCCCCGCTTGCCCAAAATGGCGTCATTCGATTTAAGGAATACAGTCTTTGATAGTTGGCACGAATCAAAAAAACCCGGCCTAAGCCGGGCAAGGGTAAAAGTGGCCCAACCTTAACCACCCGATTGAAAAATTTTTCTTTTTTTCGCGCGTGAGCCGCATGGGTGCAAAGAAACAAAAAGTCCGGCAGAAAACCGAAAAAAAATAAACCACTTTGATGCCTGGCATTTTGTATAATATTGGTGATGGCCTCTTCCCACATGATCGGAAATGATCATTCAACACACCACAGCAACAGGGGAGTCTCATGGGGTTTCGGTTTCGAAAATCTATCCGGGTCGGTAAAATCTTACGTATCAACCTGAGCAAATCCGGCATTGGGGCCAGCGTTGGCGTCCCCGGTTACCGGGTCGGCATCGGCCCCCGTGGCAAACGCACCACCGTCTCCCTGCCAGGCACCGGCCTGTCCTATACTACCCAGGCGGGTACCACACAAGAAAGCAAGAAAACAAATCAACTACAACCGGCGCAATTTGCCGCAAGCCCCACTAGAAACCCTGCCAACAAAAAAACCTGCGGAATTGTCGCCTTGATCGGGATTGCCTTCACAGCGCTTACGGTCATGATCTCTTTGATCTTCGGCTTCGTATCATCCATATCCAACTGGATCAAGCCAGAACCTACTGCGATGGGCATTGACCAGGCAGTCAACCAGCTATATGCGACCATGACGATGGAAGCCGCAATCAATAAGCGCATCATCGAATTGACCGACCTGGCCCCAACCGCCACCCAACTACCAACCGAGACACAAATACCAACCGAGACCCAAGTACCAACGGAAACGCCGCAGCCAAGCCCAACATTCACACATACCCCCACCAACACCATTGCCCCAATTGTTGCGCCGGTGCAACCTCAACCGGTTATACAACCAACCACAAGTCACCCGGCCAATGCTACTGCACTATGCAAAGATGGAACATATAGTTATTCCCAAACCAGAAGCGGCACCTGTTCAGGTCATGGCGGGGTAAGCGTGTGGCTGAAGTAAATCCCATATTAGATAACCGGAGAAACCCATGTCAAAAAAAACACCTGCCCAAAAGAAACACCGCAGCGCCATAACTGGACAATACATCACTGAAGACCATGCAAAAAAGCACCCCAAGACAACGGTAACAGAGACAAACAAAACGAAGAAGTCCAAATAAACCACCTGCCAAAGAAAGCACGCCCATGACCAACACCCTCTACTACGGCGACAACCTCACCATCCTGCGCGACTACATCCGCGATGAATCGGTGGATCTCATCTACCTGGACCCGCCTTTCAACTCCAACCGCTCCTACAATGTCCTCTTCAAGGAAGAAACCGGCGCAGAATCCCAGGCCCAAATGACCGCCTTTGAAGACACCTGGCACTGGGACACCGAAACCGAGCGCATCTACACCGAACTGGTCACCGGCCAAAGCCGAACCCCCACCTCAGCCGCCGTGTCCGAAATGATCGCCGCCCTGCGCAGTTTCATCGGCCCCAACCAGATGATGGCCTACCTCGTCATGAT